TAATAAATAAGCTCTCAAAGGTCAAGCTTGACGGCAAGCCCCTGTACACACAGGAAAACTTTCTCAAATGGAATAAAGAGGCGGAAAAATCACCCTAAATTTGGGGAGACATACTTAAACTTATGGAATAAAATATATATCAGAAAGGAGAAACTATGCGTACTATTGCTTTTAACATAACCGGACAACATATCTCGGCAAGTCCGATATCTGATCTTGTCGGCAATACAAGAAACTATGTGAAGGCTATCTTTACTTTCTCGGAAGAGTGGAACAACATCTTAAAGGTTGCTGTGTTTACGGCTAATTCAAAACAGTATTTTGTTATCATTGAAAACGGCGAGTGCACGGTACCGGGCATAGCTATGAGCGGTGAGTTTTTCACGGTCGGCATATATGGCGGAGCAGACGCACTAAGACTCACTACAGACACCGTGCGGGTAAGGGTAGAGGAGTCCGTGAGACAGAAACCTCCGTATGACGTGGTCGACATGTATGAAGGCTTGGAAAATGCCATAGAGGCATTAGGAGAGGAAGATGTCAACCTGCAAGGGCAGATAACAGGACTTGACACAAGACTTGTAACAGCAGAGGAAAAAATTGAAGACCTGGAAGAGATGCCAGCCATAGCAGATGAAGCCTTGGCTAAGGCGAATCGGGCTGTGGCGGATGCAACCGCCGCACAGAGAACAGCGGATCAGGCTATAACAGATGCAGCCGCCGCACAAAGAACAGCCAATCAGGGTGTGACAGATGCAGCCGCCGCACAGAGAACAGCGGATCAGGCTATAATAGATGCCGGCAGGGCACAAGATACAGCTGATCAAGCGGTGTCGGATGCTGCCGGGGCACAGAGGACTGCTGATCAAGCCGTATCAGATGCAGCCGACGCACAGACCGCCGCTGATACAGCCAATAATAAGGCTGACACACTGGCTGCAAGGCTTACATCTCATGAAGGGCTGTCCATAGCTTCACCGAATGGAGTACACAGTCTCAGGTTTGTGACGTCTACAGGGAAACTACAGATATATGACCCTGTTGAGGATCAGTGGACTGATATCACATCCGGATCCGGAGGGGAGATATCAGTTGACGATGTTCTTTCAGCCATATCGTTAAACCCTGTCCAGAACAGGGTACTGACAAACAAGATAAATGAGATCATAGCTCTCATACAGACCCATGAGGATAAGGTTGTCTCAGATACAAACGGGGTTCACGGACTCAGAAAGAAATCCGGAGCGGATATCCTCCAGACATATGATGCCCAGAATGATGTATGGAGAGATATATCAGCCCCGACAGCTACGGGAAGCAGTCCCGGAGTAGTGCAACCGGACGAGGAGACCATAATGATAAATAACGGAGTCCTCTCTACGCCGGAACCGGCGGCACAGAGTGCTCTGACTTCCATCTCTCCTTCCTTCTCTTCCACTGCCACCTACTCCCCGGGCGACTACGTCACCTATGGCGGTAACCTGTACCAGTTCATCAACGACCATACCGGGGCATGGGATGATGCGGATGTGGCACAGACAACGGTAGGAGGTGAGATTGAGGCACTTGCCAAGAGCGCCCGCGCCATGGCAGACGCCGAAATAGCTACAGAAAACGGAGCACACGGATTCCGCTATTATGACGAAGAATTTCAGTACTCCACAACCGCATATTCGGCGGTTACTCCTGCAGGAACTGAAAATCCGAAAGAACAGGGTTGGTATGTTCTTGTTGATGGAGAATATGAATTGACAACTGACGAAACCGTAGTAGCAGGTACGACCTATTACTCGGCAACGATAACATGGCATACAATAGAGACCGGAGGAGCGAACGAATTATACATCGATTCTCAAGGATTTATCTCCATTAACTATGATAATGTCCCAATAATAAACTAAAGGAGGAAAAAATGTCAGATAACAGATTGATTAATCATTCACAAGGAGAAAGAATGATTGACGCACTCGAAAGAGTAGCAAACGCCATGGAAACCACAGAAGGTGGAATAATCTATGGCTACCACATTGACGGATCAGAAAGCGATCCCAGTGCAAAGGTTACATACCTTAAAGACGCAGTAGGAATGACACCTGCACACATGAACTACATATCAGGAGTCTTTGATTTCGGCTCGTTTGAGGATGCATTCTTTATGCCACGCCCTTGCATGCTGAAGTCAAACGGAACAGTAGATTACTACCTTAACCCGAATGACTATTCAAAGCGTGAAAACGGAACTGCATCTGATATAGCCAATACATCCTACGGTGGTAACGCTATGATGGAGTGGGGACAGGGCGGCAAAAAGATCTGGATAAAGAGAGTTCCATCAAATGATGGAAAGAGTGTATCTGTATTTATCGCAGACCACAAAGTCGATGAAGGATTCCACGATTACTCGTTCCATAATGCAAATGGTCAGAGTGTGGCTCACTTCTATACGGCTATCTATAACGGCTCACTTATCTCCGACAAGGTAAGGTCTCTATCGGGACAGGCTGTCATGAAATCCCAGACAGCAGCTAATGAGGTGACTTACGCACAGGCTAATGGTGCTACCATGTGGGATATTGAGAAGAAAGCAGATATTGATCTGATTAACAGCCTCCTCATCCTCATGGGTAAATCCACGGATACACAAGCTGTATTTGGCGAGGGCTTACACACAGGCGGTTCCGAAGCTATCAATAACAATTTTAGAACAGGTGTCCACAATACAAAGGGTCTTTTCTATGGAACAAATAGCGGTGCTATCTCTGATGGTTCTTATGGTAATGCTGTAAAGGTATTCGGTATGGAGAACTGGTGGGGCTTCCAGTGGAGAAGATATCTTGGTCACATTATGGCAAACGGAGTGCAGAAAGAAAAACTAACCTATGGAAAAGAGGATGGTTCGGGTGTAGTCGGATTCAACCTCACTGGAGACAACTATATCTCTGTTGGTGCTACTCCTGAAGGTTCATCAGGTGGATATATCAGCGAGATGCATTTTACAGAAGGTGGAGACTTCCCCAAGGTTGCAAGTGGTTCATCGGCTACTCACTATTGTGATGGTTTGTGGTTCAACAACGGCTTGGTCGCCGTCCCGCTCCGTGGTGGCTGCTCGACCGATGGTGCTCATGTCGGTGCGCTGTGCGTCGGCCTGTACGCCACTGCGTCGTTTGCGGTCTGGCACGTCGGGGCTTCCCTCTCCTGTAAACCACTTGCCTGAAAGGGTGAATGACCGCTTGAGGTCAGAGGGGAAACGGCGAAGCTGTGTCCCCTTAACATATTGATCGGTATGACTTATGAATAAGATATAGGGCTTTATCGCACGCCTCTGGTGTTCTGCGTCGCGGTCGCCGTCCCGCTACGTGGTGGCAACTCGAACAATGGTGCTCATGTCGGTGCGCTGTACGTCAACCTGAACAACACTGCGTCGAATGCGAACTGGAACATCGGGGCTTCCCAACCCTATCTATTGTCGGAACTGACAACTAAATGTGTGATATTGTCCTCTCCCCTTGGAGAAAATCAACCTGATAGCAAGCATCTGTGAGTAGCATAAGCTGAATATGGTTTACTCCCCATACAAGGCGGTCGAAAGTGGATGAAGGGATAGGAGAACTTGCTAAAAAGAGAATAGGAGGAATAAAATCATGAAGTCAGTCAATCATGTTTATGAAGCGGCTGTATCTCATGAAATCAGAGCTAAGTCTGTCCATCGTGCATTGATAGGTAGAAGAGATAAAGGACGCTTCACTAAGTATTCTGCGGATGAAGAAAAGACTGTAGCTGACTCCTACGAATGGATTACAAATTATAAGATAGTAAAACATAAGCCTATCGAGATATATGATGGGATTTCAAGGAAGAAAAGGTCTATCATCGTACCGACGTTTCCTGAACTTGTAGTGCAACATTGTGTAGTGCTGGCTCTTATGCCTATGTTTATGAGAGGGATGTATGAGCATTCGTATGGCTCAATTCCTGATCGTGGAGCACATAAAGGAAGGTGCCATATACAGAAATGGATAAGAGACGATCCGAGGAATTGTAAGTATGTCTTGAAAATGGATATACGGCATTTCTTTGATTCAATTCCACACGACAGAATAAAAAAGATGCTCAGGGAGAGAATCCATGACGAGAGGATGATCGGGCTTCTGGATGATATCATTGATACGACAGACAAGGGGCTCCCGCTTGGATTTTATACATCACAATGGTTGGCTAATTGGTACTTAGAAGGACTTGATCATTATATCAAAGAAAGTCTTAAAGCTGCCCATTATATCAGATATATGGATGACATGGTTGTCTTTGGTTCAAATAAAAGAGAACTGCATAAGATGAGAGTCAAAATTGAAGAATATCTTGAAACGAAGCTCGGACTTAAACTTAAAGATAACTATCAGGTCTACAGATTTGATTATACCAGAAAAGATAAACATCACGGCAGAGATTTAGACTTTATGGGATTTAGATTCTATCGCGATAAAGTGATAATGAGAAAATCGATAATGCTAAAGGCTACAAGAAAAGTGAGAAAAGTATCTCGCAAAGAAAAGGCTACGATCTACGATGTTAGACAGACATTATCTTATTTAGGATGGATAAAGCATACAGATACATATGGTATGTATCTTACTTGGATAAAGCCTTATGTAAACATAGGCTACTTCAAGGATAGAATAAGCAACTATGACAGAAAACGAAAGGAGACTAAAGTATGTCTTGGAAAAGAGTTGAAAGCAGTGTAAGACCTGCGGAGATAGACAAAGATTCCTCTAAGAAATTTGTCTATGTGAACAAGAATGTTACGGAAGAAACAAGGACGGATGAGAGCGGTCAAGAGATGACTATGTATGTATTTGACCAAAATAAGATACTTCAGGACGACTGGGATGTTTACGAGTCAGCAATATCGGCTCATGATTCATCCGAGCAGAATAAGGCAGATATAGCCTATGTGGCTATCATGACCGGAGTAGAGCTATAAGGAGGGAAAAACGATGGCAAAGAAAAATACACAAAGTCCTATGTTTAACCAGATAAAGGAATGGTACGACACAGGAAGATGGACAAAAGAGAGAGTATATAATGTTGTGGGCAAGGTGATCACCGTTGACGAGTACGAAGAGATAACAGGAGAGCCGTATGAGTGATATCATCCACGGCGTAATACGCAAACCGCCCAACCCGACCAACTGGCAGTTTGCCACCCTGCCGCAAAAGATATTCCTGCCGGAGAGGGCAAGCATAAAAGATCATTTTGGATGCATATATCATCAAAGGTATTCTGATTGTACCGCAAACGCAGTTCTTGCCTGCGATGCGTATTATTATCACAAAAAGGGATGGATGCCGTCAACGGTATTCACCTACTACAATCAGAAAAAGAGAATAGACAAAACCGACATGTTGGATGATGGCGGCTCATCCGTAGAGTCAGCTCTCAACGCTGTAAGAAAATTCGGCGCGTGCAATTCAAAGGTGTGGTCAAACGATAAGCCGTTCAATGAAAAGCCGACGCTTGACGCATACACGGACGGTCTGAAAGGGCATGAGGTTACGAAGTATTATCAGCTCAGAACACTCACCCAGATCAGACAGGCAATCTCATCAGGCTATCCGGTAGTTATTGCGGTAGCGTGGCTATTTGACTTCATGAACAAATACTACACGCTTAACGATGTGTCAAAGGAGCGCGCAAAGAAGTGTGATACTGGTCATGCAGTGGTGATCGTAGGGTATAATGACAGTGTGGAGCGGTTTGAGATCCGAAACTCATGGGGTGAAGGCTGGGGTAATGACGGCTACGCATATATCACTTATGAAACGATGAAAAACATCATATGGTGGGATGATTCATATGTAGTGGTGCGATAGCCGCAAGAAATCACACAGAATCACGCAAAACAACAGGAAACAACAGGAGGAATCATGGCAGAAAGAAAACCTTCCCGAACATCAGTCGAGCAGATAGCAGTCGATCAGGCTGATATCATGGAGTCAATGGCGAAAATGATACAGACACTGATAACGGAGCTGGCGCAGTACAGAGCGGTTGAAAAAGAAGAGGAACAGATCAGGGAGTACGAGCATTATGCCAAGAATGTCAATGTATGAGAAAAAAGTCAAGCCGAAGCTTGATATTATTCAGGGGTGGGCGAGGAATGGTCTCACTCTTGATGACATTGCGCACAATTTAGGCATATCGAGGGGGAGTTTATTAAAATACAAATATAAATACAAAGAGTTAAATGATGCTATCAACGAAGGCAAGGAGATAGCGGATATACGAGTAGAAAACGCACTATACAGACGTGCGGTAGGGTATTATTCCACGGAACAAAAAATAGTCACGATAAAGGACGGTGACGGATCGTCACATCCTGAGATAGTAGAGTACGAAGTATATCACATGCCTGATGTGACGGCACAGATATTTTGGCTGAAGAACAGAAAGCCTGATGTATGGAGAGATAAGGTCGTAGTCGATGAGGTTAGTGATGAATGCATGGATATGTTAATGATTGGGGAGAGAGATGTGGAGAATAGCATGGAAACCACAGCCGAGGCAGTTGGCGTTTCAGAGCCGAACCGAGTATGAAGTCTTGTATGGCGGTGCTGCAGGCGGTGGAAAGTCGGAAGCTATGCTTACAGAAGCTCTGCGGCAAATAAGGATCCCGCATTATAAGGGCATCATTTTTCGTAAAACATATAAAGAGATGGGCGGTCTTGAATCAAGATCAAAATATCTCTACAAGATAGCGTGTCCGAAAGCAAAGTATAATAAATCGGATCATGAATGGACATTTCCATCCGGCGCTACCATAGAGTTTGGAAACATGCAAAGCTCTATATATAAAGAGAAATATCAGGGACAAGCCTATGACTTTGTAGGGTTTGATGAGCTTGGTCATTTTACTTGGGAGGAGTACTCTTATATGTTTTCAAGAAACCGTCCGACAGGAGAAGGGACTATAGTATATATACGCGCCACAGCCAATCCGGGAGGAGTCGGACACGCATGGATCAAAGACAGATTCATCACGGCTGCGCCGCCGGAAACACGGATAGAGTATGAGCTCGAAGTGACCACACCGGATGGCAAAACTATCGTGATGAAGAAAGACCGTGTGTATATACCCGCTACTATATTTGATAATGAAATCCTTTTGAAAAATGATCCCAACTATCTCGGAAGTCTTGCCATGCTCCCGGAAGCAGAAAAGCAGGCGTTGTTATATGGCAACTGGGATTCTTTTGGAGGACAGGTTTTCAGAGAGTGGGTCAATGATCCCGAACATTATCTTGACAGGAAGTGGACTCATGTCATTGAGCCCTTTGAAGTACCAAAGTACTGGAACATATGGAGAGGTTATGATTTTGGTTTTGCGAAGCCTTTTTCCGTGGGATGGTACACCGCAGACACCACCGGAAAGATATATAGGATCAGGGAGTATTACGGATGCACAGGGGAGCCGAACAAAGGACTTGAAATCGATCCTGCAAGGCAGGCGGCGAATATCAAAGCAATCGAAGAAGAAGATCCGAACCTGAGAGATCATAAGATTATAGGCATAGCCGATCCGTCTATATGGGATGCATCGAGGGGCGAGTCCATAGCGGATATTATGATAAAGCACCCGAATTATATATCATTTAACAAGGGAGATAATGAAAGGATCGCCGGGAAAATGCAGCTTCATTATCGTCTTGCTTTCGATGAAAATGGTGATCCGATGTTTCAGGTATTTAATACCTGCAAGCATTTTATCAGGACGATACCGGCTCTGGTGTACGATGAGTCAAATGTTGAGGATATCGATACTGATATGGAAGATCATATATACGACGAATGCCGCTATGTTCTAATGGAAAATCCTATCAGTCCGAGGCAGAATACTGCAAAACGTATAGACCTCAATGATCCTCTGAATCAGAGAGCAAAGAAAACAAGCTTTTATAATTTTTAGGGAGGTATTATGGCAAAGAGAAAAGAGAAAACGGATAATCAGGCAGCGGGTAAAAACAATCTTTCAGCAAAAGACGGACAGCTAAATAACATAACCGTTGATGATCTTGCGAAAGCAAGGAAAAAGCTTCGTGATTATAAAGACTACAAGCAACCACTTGAAAAGAGAATAAGAAATAATGAGGAATGGTGGAAGTTGAGGCACTGGGCTGTATCGGAGAGTGATAAGGACAGGAAGGCAAAACATATGGCGGAGCCTGTTTCTGCGTGGTTGCACAATTCGATAAATAACAAGCACGCCGACATGATGGATAATTTCCCGGAACCAATGGTATTACCAAGAGAAGAGTCAGACGATCCAGCCGCAAAGACTCTGACCTCAATTCTTCCTGTAGTATTGGAATATAACGACTATGAGCAGGTGTACTCTGATGCGGCATGGTACAAACTGAAACAGGGGTGCGGTGCCAAGATCATCGGATGGAATTCAAGAAAAAACAATGGTTTAGGTGATATCGATATCAAGAGAATTGATTTATTGAATCTTTTTTGGGAGCCGGGGATAAGCGATATACAGGACAGTGAACATATATTTCATATACAACTTGTAAACAATGAGCTTTTGAAACAACGTTATCCTGAAGCTGCCGAGGTGATCGGGGACAAGGAGATCGATCTGACACACTATGTGACGATGGATAAGATTGATGATTCTGAAAAGACGGCAGTAATAGACTGGTATTACAAAAAAGACAACGGCACAAAAGAGGTATTGCACTATTGCAAGTTTATAGGGGATGTGATCCTTTATGCGAGTGAGAATGATCCTCTGTATGCCGAGCGTGGGTTTTATGACCACGGTAAATATCCGTTCGTGCTCGATAGTCTTTTTACAGAAGAGGGCTCTCCGACGGGGTTCGGCTATATCGATATCATGAGAGATCCCCAGATGTATATCGACAAGCTTAATCAGGTTATACTTGATACTTCCGTCAAAGCATCGAAAGCGAGGTATTTTGTACATGACGGAGCCGGAATAAATGAGGAAGAGTTCAATGACTGGACAAAAGAGATTGTACATTTTAACGGCAATCCCGATCATGTAAGACCTTTTCAACCGGTGCAGGTTTCCCCTGCCAATATGCAGGTTTTGGAGTTTAAGATAAATGAGCTTAAGGAGACATCAGGGAACAGAGACTTTTCACAGGGTTCTACACAATCAGGAGTCACAGCAGCAACGGCTATAGCAGCTTTGCAGGAGGCAGGGTCTAAGCTGTCAAGGGATCTGATAAAGGCAACCTACAGATCATTCAAAAAAGAATGTGAACTTGTTATAGAGCTCATAAGACAGTTTTATGACGAGCCGAGAAAGTTTAGAATCCTTGGAGCAAACGGTGAGCAGAAATTCACTACTTTTTCTAATGAGTCCATAAGACCGCAACCTCAAGGGGTAGACTTTGATGTCGATCTGGGCGAGAGAGAACCGATATTTGATGTAATGGTGAATGCCGCCAAGAAGTCTACATATTCAAGGATGAGCCAAAATGAGCTTGCCCTACAGTTTTATGGATTAGGGTTCTTTGCTCCGGCTAATGCAGATGCGGCACTCTCCTGCCTTGATATGATGGAGTTTGAGGGCAAGGAGAAAATAATACAGAAGATACAAACAAACGGAAGTCTGTATCAGGCTTGTATGATGATGCAGCAACAACTCATGATGTTACAGGCACAGGGCATACCGGTTCAGATCCCCGGAATAAGCCCCGGCGGCGGTGGCATGGGTACAAATGAATCAGATATAAATACAGACAGTCTCGGAGGAGCCGCACCGAGGTCAGAGTTGCTTGAAAACGCGAAAAACAGGACGAGGCAGATGGCACAGGTATGATAAAGATAAAAATACTGGAAGACTCTATAAGAAATGAGTACACCATAGATATAACAGGGCACGCCGGGTATGCTGAAAAAGGAAAAGACATAGTATGTTCCGCGGTATCTGTAATTTTTTACATGGTGGCAAGTTATTTAGAGAAACAAGGAAGCAATCTCACGGATGTAATAACGGATAATAAGTCCGTGCTATATGTAAAGGAGGTTAATTTTCCGGAGAGTTTTGCGCTGGATATAGCTTCAGAGGGTTTTGATATGATAGCCAAGACCTATCCGGATCATGTGTCAGTAGAAAGGAGGGTATTATGTGGGAAACCATCGGAGAGGTCCTGACATCAGGTAACGGCATAGCGATAGGGGTATTGATAGTGATCATTGTCATATTGGTCATTGTCGGTATCAAGAAGGGACTTTTCTCGTGGCATGGTGATAATCTGACAATAGGCAGGGAAGCTTCGGAAAGAGAACGCTCCATCATCCGTAACCAGATCGACTGGGCAAAGCTTGCCTGTCAAGCGTTTGAAACGCAGGTGCCAAGGTTTGAGGGCTATAACGAGTTCAAGGGCAAGTTTATAATCGAGAAGGCATACGATGAGATCATAAGGTGGATAGCTTTTAACCACATCGAGAGCACAAAGTCGTATATAAGCATAAAACAGGAGATCATCTGGAACATTGTTCTCAAATACACGGCTGCCAAGGATATAACATCACCCAAGTTCAGGAAAATGACAAATGAGTATGTAGAGTATATCATCGATAACCTGATAAAGATCAGGGATGAATACCAGTAAGGGGGCTAAACATGAAGAATACAACTTATGACGTGCTGAAATACATAGCACAGATCGTACTGCCGGCGATAGGAACGCTTTATTTTGCCCTGGCAAATATATGGGGGTTTCCATACGCCGAGGAAGTAGTAGGCACTATCACGGCGATTGATACGTTTCTCGGGGTAATTCTCGGAGTGTCATCGTCAAAGTATAACAAAGAGATCAGGGATCCTGAGTATTTGAATGTATTAAGACAACAGGAAAAAAGAATAGCTGATGGTGAATATGATAATACAGATTATACCGGGGGTGAGTAGATGAAGCTTGAATTTGAAAAGATACCGGCGAAGAGTATTTCTTACGGAGCCACGAGAAATAGAAAGACGATCAAGTATATTGTGATCCACTATACCGGGAACGTAGGAGACACAGCAAGAGGAAACGGACTGTATTTCAAAAACGGCAACGAGAGAGAGGCAGGAGCTCATTTCTTTGTTGACAAAAAAGGAAACATCGTGAGATCCATCCCGATGAACAGAACTGCATGGAGCGTCGGGGGATTCTTCACCAAGGAGCACGATGCAGCCATGTACTACCAAAGATGTATCAACAGCAACAGCGTGTCGATAGAGCTGTGTGATCTGACAGGGAGTCCAAGCAGAAAACAGGAAGAAGTGGTCAAGGCTCTGATAGAGTACATACAGTATTATTGTCCGAATGCAACTACGATAATCAGGCACTGGGATGTAAACGGCAAGGATTGTCCTCATCCCATGGCAGGTAAGGGAAATCTTTTGTGGAAGGGTTTCAAGAAGGCAGTTAGTTGAGTTTGTTCACTCCTTTGATATATGGGGCAGGTTATTCCTGTCCCAAATTTTTTCACAATATGATTGATTTTGGGTTGACATTTGTTAAAAATAGATTATAATAATGATATAAGATTTCATGAGTTGTCAAGAGGGGTGTCGTAGAATAGGCTACAAAGCCCGAAAAAGCGTTATTTATTGATGAATTCCCAAGCTGAGGAGGCGGGTTCGACTCCCGTGTCCTGCTGTGAAGAATAAAACCTCGCAAACACCGTGTTTTCGGTAGGTGCGAGGTTTTTGATTTTTCCGAAAAAGAACAATTGTTTGTGATAAATAATGCAATTTACGACAGTTTACGACACTTTAGTGTCGTACCGGGTGTCGTACTTTTTATCCCAAGAAGCTCTGCACCGGCTAAAAAAGTTTCATTATCTGAGTGAGAATATATGTTAGCTGTGGTAGCAATATCCGCATGACCCATATAGTCTTTTGCTATGCCGAGAGGGACACCTGCTTTTTTAAGATCAGTACAGTATGTGTGTCTCAAACAATATGGTTCAAAGTCTGATGCCAGAGGATAAGGTGGTATGAGCTTGTTGCGATACACCTTGCAGCCCATAGCAATATTCATTTTTCTTTTTAGGTGAGTCGAGAGCCACTTATACGAAGCCGGAGTGTGAGGCTGACCGTCAAGCTTGGTGGCAAACAGATTGAAGCCGCCCGGATCTATACCCTCTAAGTATTCAAGAAAATCCAAAGGAATGGGAACATATCTGTCAGCGTTGGCTGTTTTCGTTCCTCTGATATGGAGCGCCTTGATCCCCTCGATGATCCGGATGTCGTTCGATGCCACCTTGATAGCTTCTCCCGGTCTGCATCCGCAGTAAAGCATAAAAAGAAATGGGACCATTCGGGGATCATCATAACATACCTGAAGGAGATACTGTCTTTCAGTTTCAGTTATTGCCCGTCTGTGAGTGGTGTGCCCTTCGGGTCTTATCAGATTTCTTGTCGGATCAGACAAGACCAGCTGGTTATCAAAGGCAGTTTTGAAACAGAAACATAAAAGCTGGTGTACCTTTATGATGTAGGATTTAGAGTACCCTGCAAGATTGTTGAGGATCTGCTGACACATAACCGGTTTGACAGACGATATACTCATATTTCCGATGTAGGGCAGGATATGATTATTAGAAATGATTTCGAGATTAACCCTTGTCAGGTCAGATATACCGATCTTGTACGTAGCAAGACATGTGTTCATCCAGTCTGATACCTTGGTATGCTTGTCAAGGATGATCCTATGCTCTTCAAGATCTCTCAGCTTAAGGGCTTTCTTCTCGATAGCCTCTTCAAGGGTATTGCCATACACATGATAGCGTTTTCCCTCAAATGTAAATGTCTTTTCGTATTTTTTCTTCATAGGCAGCTCCTTTCGGTATTCACAAAGTTAAA